CAACTGAACCGTTTTCTAAATTTTTAACTAATAATTTTATACTTTCCATTATAATCATTAATCCAGTACTTTCTAACGGCTCAACAAATCCGGAACTTAACCCAATATTTACTATATTATCTTTCCATTGATTTTTTAAATAGTAAGGGGTCCAATCGATAACTTTTAGATTTGTAACTTTATTATCAGGGTAATAATCTATTAGGTATTTTTTAGCTGTTTCAATTGAAGTTATAGTTCTATTAAAAACTAACCCTGAACCCATTCTTGTTTGTATAGGTATATTCCATATCCACCCGTGATCAACAGCACTGCTGGTAACATATGGTTTAAATTCTTTATCTTTATCATTATATTCAACATGACCAGCTATTGCAGTATCACAAAATAATCTATTTGTGGTATTTACCCTACCTTCATTATTACCTAAAATTTGTTTGAAACCTGTACAGTCAATAAATAAATCACTTTTAATATATTCACCATTTTTTAATTTTAATTTTTCTATCTTTGATTCATTGTAATCTATATTAACAACTTCTGAATTTATAAAGTTAATATCTATTTTATTTTTTATAAAATTAACTAATTTAGTACAATCAATATGATATGCATAATGTTCAAGACTAGAAAAATTTACTTCATTTCTTAAACTAATATCTTGAAATGGTAAGTCTTTAAAAATTCTATCTTTATTATAAGTTAAAGCTTCATATAAATTTGAACTGTAATTTTCATTAGGTAAAGATATAAGAAAAGGATGCCATACATCTTTATTTTTACCAAAGTTTGGAAAATGTATTCCAGATTTATATGTAGCTTCTATTTCTTTAAACCATTGTGATTTTTCAAAGCCACATTCCTTCAAAAAATCTATAAACCCTCTAGTAGTAGCTTCTCCTACTCCTATAGATTTACCGTCTTCTTTATCAATTAAAGTTATACTATAATTAGTATTATGTTTTAAATATGCAGCGGTTAACCATGCGCTTGATCCACCACCTACAATGGTTACGCTGTTAGGTTTGTTCATTTTAATCCTTTGAATTTATTTAAAAACTTTGTAACATACTTACTTTTACATATTGAAGGTTCAGTATGAATAAATTTTTGAATAGCTCCAAATTCATTATCTTCATCTATAATGCTAACAAACATATCTCTTAAAGTTTTGTTTTCTAGTATTTTTAAAAATACTGTAGCAAAATTCATTTTTTTATCATATACCAAAGTTACATACGTACAAAATGAATAGAAAGATTTATTAAACTCTATATCCTGCATCTCATCAAATGGTATATTTTGTTTCATTAATTGATAGGCTTTAAAAGCTTTGTAATATTAATTATAGTGTCATTAAGGGTACCTCCAGCAGCATCATCATGACCTCCTCCGTCGCAAATTTTTTCTGCAAGTTTAGCCATATTAACATTACATTTTTTAGCTTTTCTAAAGTAAACTGATTTTCCTTTTAAATTAATAAGCAATGCAATATCACAATTATATTTTTTTAATAATATTTCTGATATTTCGTTAGGGTTAAATTTTATAAAGCAACTAACTATACTTCTATCTTGTCCTGATACCTTTAAGTTACCTTTATAGAAAGTTTCAGTTTCTATAAATTCATTAGTTTTTCGTTCCAAGGAAGATAACATATTTTTATGATATTGATTAAAGCCTTTAAATCCTTCTCCAAAATCATTTAAAAACTTTTCAACTCTATTACCCGTATAACTCCAAAATACTTTATCTAATGGTTTACTAAAAGGATATTCTAAAGTATAACTATCATAATCATTAATTAATTTAACTAATAATTTTTCATAATTAGTAAGTTCAGGTTCATGCTCTTTATAAATCGTCATAGTACATGAACCATCTTCTTCTAAGTAAGTTATTGCTTTATTATATTGATCATTTTTTTGTACGTGTTCAGAATGATGATCATATATTTCAATCCCAACACGGTCAACCATATCAATATTATCTTTTAAATTTAAATCACATATAATAACTTTATGAAAATCAGATATTTTATTTTTTAATTGCCAATTAAGAAAGTCTTCTCTAAATTTTTTTTCTGTGGTAACTTGATATGTAAAGTTTTTATAAACTTTCTTTAAAAGAAAAATGCAACCAGCACCATCTAAATCAGCATCAGTGAATATGTGAATTTTACCCATTGACATATATTTAGTTCCTCTTTTTAATTACTCAACATACCAAGAGTTTCTGATAAATTACCAAGATCACCTTCATTATCATTATTAAGATTATCATCTTCTGATAACGTTAAAGTATTATAATCTATTCGCATAGCAGTAGTACCAAAGTTAGCTCCAAATCTATTTTTCATCATACCCATTTTTACAACACCTAACTCTTTATCTTCATCATCTTGATATATACTAAAAATACAATCTGCAGTAGCGGCCATACCAATCGATTCTGATATAGTATCTAATCCAGGGTTCTCTTCATCATACCCTGATCTATTTAACTGAGTAGCAGATATAATAGGACATTCAAAAACATAACTTAAAGCTCTTATATCTTCAGTTACTATTTTTATCTTTTCATATGAATTATTACCATCACTACTTTTTAACAAGTTAAGGTAATCTAATACAATAGCATCAATTTTTATACCTTTATTAGTTAACTCTCTTATATAACCTTGCAAGTTTTGAGGAGTTATAGTACTAGGAGGAAACTCTTTAATTATAATTTTACTATCAGGATTTTCTTTACTATGCTCTTCAATTTGAGTCTTTAAACTCACACAATCCATTCTAAGATCTCTCATAGGTATCTTAGCAATACTTGAAGATAATCTTCTTGCATACATCATTTCAGACATTTCAAGACTTACTAATAATACGGTCTTACCCTGATTAGCAATATTAGTTGCAATATTACCTAAGAAGATACTTTTACCAACATTAGTTTCTCCAGCAAAAACATATAATGATCTACCATTTTCTAAGAAACCTCCATCAAGTTTATCATCTAACCAATCCCAAGTAGTACTTATAGTAGGTTCATCTCTTCTTAGATCTTCAATAACTAAATCAATATCTTTTAAAAGATCTATACCAATTTCACTCTTTAAATCTACATTACAACTTTTTTCGAAAGCATCTAAAATATAACTTGTATCAACTTTACCAGATGAAACATCTTCTGCTACTGATAACATAGTATTATAAATAGATCTTTCTTTTATAAATCTCTCAGTACTAGAAAGTAGTTCTTTACTATTAAAGTTTTTATCAATATTAGTAAAGTTTTTTACCACATTTTTAAAACTTTCTTTTAAATCATCATTTATAAGATAACTTTTAATTTCAGTCACACTCGGTAAAGCATGATTTTTAATATAAAAGTTTTTTATAATACCAAAGACTTTACGAATATTTTTATCATTAAAATATTCAGGTTTCATATGATCAATTACTAAACCTAAATATTGCTCATCAAGCAAACTTTTATAAATTACTACTTGCTCATAAAAATCTAAATTTAATCTATCTACTTTTTCCATTTTTGTAATATCCAACTACTGCTATTTTTTTTATCTGATCCACCTACACCATATTGAAAGATTATTTCTCTATCAGGAAATAAACTAGGATCTTCTTCAGGTACATTACCTTGTTTCATTGAATTATTTACCTGCCGTTGAGTTTCAATAGTATCTCTGATATCAGGACGTTCATTTGCTAACATAGCTTCTGCTTGCATTTGAGCTGTCCTAAGTATCTTATTGATCTCTTGGTATATAGGTAAATCTTTCTTTCTAAGTTCTATTGTTGCATTATTCAA